ATGATCGGATTTTCTAGATGAGTGCTTAGTATCACCGATCCAGCCATCAGCTTTCCTGCTCCGACCCACAAACGCTCCATTTATTTGGTCGCGTAGTGTTTCAGCAGCTTTAGATAAAAATGGCTTCATTAGCCAAGATCGGTTTGATCTTCAATTATAACTGGCGCGATAAACAAATCTTTTTTCTTATCATATTTATCTCCAATACCAGCAAACTTACCTCTGATATTTGCATTGTATGAAGTTTGAATCCAAGTGCCGCCAAGTCCTAAGTCCTCAGCCAAAAAATCTTGACCACGATTTTCTTGAGAGTTATCTACAACCAAGACGCGAAGGACAAAACCATCTTTATCTATTTCTGCAAAATGTGCCATTATTTCTCCTTAGTAAAAGATAACGACTACGCCTGAGCCGCCGTTGCCGCCTGCGCCACCAGTAGCAAATACTCCCCCAGTAGTGCCAGCTTTTGTTGCACCACCACCACCACCGCCGCCAGCACCACGATTTGCAGCACCTGCACCACCAGCGCCCCCTGTTTGTGCAATTGTACTATTTGTTCCAACCGCAGCACCGCCGCCACCTCCACCGCCACCAACTCCAATAGCACCAGCAAAACCAACTGTGCCACTTGAGCCACCACCGCCTGCGCCACCACCGCCTGCGTGTCCTGCATTACTTGCAACTCCACCTGCTAAAAGTGTTGTTCCAACTGTTGGAGTCGCTCCATTAGAACCTAACGCTCCTGCTTGATTAAGTATTGATTGCACAGTTGTAAAACTTGGAGCAACGGGGGCATTAGCAGAAAGACCTGAACCACCTGTGCCGCCTGATTTAATTCCAACTAAAAGTCCACCAGTACCCGCTATTCCACCCGCCGGACTATTACCAGCAATAGCACCGCCGCCACCGCCTGATGCCGTGTTGTTATCAAAAGCAGAATTTGAACCTGCTGTGCCAGCAACAGAATTTGCTACAACTGTATCTGCTACTCCACCAGCACTACCAGCACCACCGGCGCCAACTGTTACTGTGATACTTGCTGCTGGCGTTACTGTGTAAAATGGGTCAAATGCAATAGCACCGCCGCCACCGCCAGCGCCACCGCTATTAGTACCAGCACTTATTGCGGCTCTGCCACCACTACCGCCACCGCCGCCACCAACTACATAAACGGCACATTTTGTAATTCCTGCGGGAACTGTAAATGTTCCTGATGATGTAAAAATTTGATAATTAGTATATCCACCTTGTGCAGGTTGCCATGTTGGCACACCACCACTAACTGTTAAAACTTGATTTGTTGAACCAATTGCAATTCTTGCTTTAGTTGTTGCAGCTGTATAATAATCTAAATCTCCAGCAGTAGTTCCCGGATTTAATGCCTTGACAGTTGTATCTGCTGATGATCCAAGTGTGCGAATAGCTGCTGCGCCATCTTTGACTAGATCGGTGTCATCTGGAGTGCTCCAGCTGTAATTGGTAGTAGTTGCCATTTTATCCTATCCTCATGCGACTATTGTAGCGTACTCCCATGTCAGAGTTGCGCTTAAAGTGTTCCAAGCCTCAAGTGCTGGAGTCGTATTCCAACGCATCGCTACTTGGCTGAACTCGGTTGGTGAAACATTGATTGTCAAAAATAGTTCATTAAATCTAGTGCTCCATGACCAGCCCTCTACATAACCCTCAAACTCCCCATCGGCTATTTGTAAAGGTAGGTTTTCTATATTGACTGGCATACCCATAAAGACACCTAATAAATCATCTCGGTCTGCATCGTCAATTTCAGGGTTAGTTATTGGAAAGGTAATCGATTGGAATGCTGGTTTTGGATATGCTCTTTGATCGATATATCTGTCAGCAATAGCCTGAGCATCCACAGTTCCATGAACCCTAGAGTTAATTGTTTCGGCTTTGTAGCCATATAGGGCAATTGAAGCTGCATCTGTGGCATCAACTTGCTGATTGTAATTGCTGCCATAATTTAGGTATATATCATTCCTAACATCTGCTGAACGCATGATTGTAGATAAGCCAGCGCCTAACGCATGGCGAGCATCTAGTTCAATATAACCATTGATTAAAAGATAATTTTGCCTATGGTCTGCATCTGCATAACCTATATTGCCGGCATTGTCCTCATAGATATATCCAAAAGCAGAAGTTGCAATATCTGAAATCACATTGTAAATCGTGTCAGTTACATTTGATTGTGAACTCATTGTGTAAAGACCAGGCTGATCTATTTCACCAAGTCCTAGATTGACTGCATCTTCCCAAGTTTCGGTTGCATCATAAGTTGCCCATGTTGAAGCTGCTGGCACATCGTTCCAAGTTCCAAGCAATACACTTGAAAGAATGTCATATATTTGATCGCCGTCCTCATCTTGAGAAATGTTGTTATTAAATACTTCTTTAGAAATTCTGGCAAGTGAACCCATAGCGATAATGGTGTATTCGACAACTGTGGAAATTGATCCAGTAGTACCAACCGCAACAGTCACGTCGGTAACATCTCCACCAAATAAACTAACATAAGTTCCAGATGTATCTTTAACTTGTAAATCCAAACTGTCATTTATGTCAAAAGGTAGAACCTGACCATTTAATGCTAATAATGTAATTTGACAATATGATGGAAGCGGTTGCTGGTAAATATCTGTTCGACCTGATTGGTGTTGAACATCGCTTATTGTTATGTCAGTATAATCAACCCCACCGACAGTCAGTTTCCAGTCTGGTGTAAATACTGTCATCTCAGACCAGATACACTTCGAGCTTTTTGAGCATTCAAGTATTTTTCAATTGCTCTAGCTGTGCCCTCAGGATCTATCGCACCATTAACTGTTATGTTGTTTATTTGACCCATACCACCACCGCCGAAAGTTGATCCGCTTGGAGGAGGCACATTTGGTAATGATGATCCGCCAGCTGATGGAGCAGGATTTGGAATAAAGCCAATATCAGTTCCGGGCTTTAGAATGTTAATAAGTCTAATTGATTGATTTGCAAACTCAACTAATAAGCCAATTGCTTCTCTTACAAAAGTAATAAATCCTGAAATGATTCCAGCCACTACGCCAATAGCCTTTCCAAATGATTCAGCACCTCTTTGAGATTCGGCAAGTGAAGCGCTTAATCCTTGATCGCCTGTTAAACCTGCAATAAATCCATTTAATGTTGGAATGCCTTTATCATTTAAGAATGTAATAAACTTCTCGATTTCAGGAAGTAACGCTGTGCCAAGTGATTCTTTAGCTTCATCAAATCCTACTTTTAAGCGATCAATCTTTCCTTGAAAAGTTTCAGCATTTGTAGCTGCTGCGCCACCATAAAGATCAGCAAGTTTTTGTTGAACCTCGGTAAATGTAAGAGTGGCTAATTCTGCCTTAGATAATCCAAGACCTAATCTGCCAAGTGCTGCTTGGTTACCATCTTGAGCACGACCTAAAGCATTAGTAACAGTTTCTAAATCTTTGCCTGATGCTGCGCTAATATCTAAAGCAAGGGTTAATAACTTTTGGGCTTCCTCGGTTGATTTTGTAGATACTGCTAATCTCTGTAAGGCTGGGCGAAGTTTGTCATCGGCAACACCGGTTGCTAAAGAGGTCTTTAGGATCATGTCCTCAGTTGCCCTTATTTGGGCATCAGTAGCGCCTGTGGCTTGTCTTAGGGCATTGGCTAACCTTAACTGTGCCTGTTCATCCTCAATTGCAGCCTTGACCCCATCAATGGCTAATTTAGTGCCATAGGCAACGGCAGCAGCAGCAGCTACGGCAAATGCAGCGGCAGCCTTCTTTCCAAAATCTGCAATCTTACTCGAGTTAGTTTCAACTGCTTTATCGGCTTCGCCTAACTTCTTTTTTAGATCATCAACATCGGCAAGGATTGATAACTTTAATGTGCGATTACCGGTTGCCATTAGACCCATTCCTTAATTATGCGATTAAAACTTTCTTCCCACTTATTAATCAATTCAGGCTGAATTCTGCGAAGGGTTGGATAAATGAACCATCCGCGAGATCCACGACCTGACCTCCCAGAATATGCAGGGAACTGTTTGAATTTATTTGAACCAAACTCAATACCACCCCATAGGGTTTGTGTAGTAGCACCACCTGAAAATTTTTGGCGTGCGAATCCATAACTGAATTCACCGATCTTGCTTGACTTAGAGATGCTAACGCCATCCGCGACTCTTTGCGCAACTTTGCCAGCCTTTGTTCTTTGTCCAGCTGCTTGTTTAATTTCTTCAGATGCAAAATACGCCAGAGCAGCAGATTGACGGCGTGCTTCGTCAGTAGCTTGGTCATCCATAAGTTTAAAAGCCTTGTAAATATCGCGCAGGTCTTTTTTATTGTAGGCGATTGTTTCACTTGCCATACCTCTGCTCCAATACTTCGATAGCTGTTAAAATGTCGTCTGAATCAACCCATTCGCTCATTGGAATTTGTGTGGCTAGTGCCAACTCAACCAATAATCTGTTTAGGCTTCCTGCTGGATGACTTTTGGGTTTGCATCACCGACTATTACATCGCCGACTGTTTCCATCCAAGCATCGAATGGTTTAACTGGCTTTCCAGCAGCTTCGCGCTTGTGTGCGTTGTATGCTAAAAACATTAGATCCCACATACCAAGTTTTTCTTTTGCTTGGCTTATGGTGTGACCAGTTTGCTTTTCCCATTTAGCCCACTCAGGTGGTTGGGCAATATAAGTTGCTTGCTCACCTGAGTTATATTCAATTGTAATTGGTAACTTCATTGTTTGCTCCCGTTTGTTTATTGATTAAAAGGTTTCTGTTGGCACTC